TTGCGATACAACGGCCAATCCCAGCGCACTTCGCCATTTTCCGGGATGCCATCGCCATCATCCAGCCAATAGCCAAGGTCCACCGCATGGCCAGTCAAATGGCGGCTATTCAGCGTGCGCGATGCACCTTCGGCGACAAGCTTTGCCTGCCGCGCCGGCGTGCGCAGCCCCTCCAGCACAATGAAGGGCGTGAATTGCCGCGCCACCTGAACCACCTGCACCAGATCAGGATGCACGCCGATCAGGCGTTCATGGTCGCGTGGCAGAAGCAGGTCGGGAAGGGCGTCGTTTGTCATGGCCGCACCATCGCGCGCGCGCGGCGATCAGGTCATGCGGACGCATGTCCGCACCACTTAGCGGAAGAAGTCGCCTTGGGAGATGGTAAGCCCAGCATCGGTCAGGATGCGCCCCACCGCGCGTTCCGTGATGCCAAGCTTCCGCGCAATGGCCGGGTAGGTCATGCCCGCGGCGCGATACATGCGCACGCGCCAGGCGCGCGCGATCGGCACCAGGATATGTTCACCGCCATAGGCTTCGCCCAGGCGGCGCGCTTCCGGCAGCGGCAAGGCCAGCCGCGCGGCGGAATTCTGATTGATGTCTTTGGGCACATAAACCCGCGTCCCGCCATGCGCTTCAATCATCCGCAGCGCTGCATCGGCGCCGATGATGTTGGTCAGCCAATGGATTTCGGCTGGTGCGGGAAGGGTGTGCTGCGGCTTCACGGAAATGCTTGCGCTGCGCGTTGAAAGCAGGTGATAAGATGGTGCGTTTCAACGGAGGAACAACGATGCGCCGCGCTGTCCTTTTTGGCTTTCTTGCTGCCCTGACACTCTCCACCGCCCATGCACAAGATGCACCGGCCCTGCCGGACTGGGATGCCCGAGCCCACTGCGAAAGGCAGCAGCGCATTATCGCATCCGAAAGCGCCGTCATGCTGCGCATGTGCCTCGATAACGAAGACAACGCGCTCAAGATTTTGCGCCAACAATGGGATCAGGCCACACCCGCCGCACGCCGCACATGCCTGCGCCAGCAGCAGACCTTGCGCACTGCCAGCTACTTCATGCTCAACATGTGTGTTGAGATGGAAGCTGGCGCCACGCGTGATCTTCAGCGCCGCTGACATCACTGCCAAGCCTTCAGGCTGAGCGCGGCCAGTAGCCGCTCAGCCGCTGGCAGCCGGGCCAGCACCCGGCGCCATTGCCGCAGCCTTTGCCGGTGGCGCCACGCGCGGTAGCTCATGGCGCTGCCTGCGCCGCGAAAGCGCGGCACCCTTCACACAGGAAGTTTCCCTTGTGCATCGGCGCAAAGACCATGCGACAGCGCAGGCATTTGCGCGGTGGCGTTTGCTTCGGCCCTGTCTTATCGCGGTAGCGCCGCACGGAAATAGCCGGCACCGCATTCCGGCGCATCGAACAATGAAGCTTCCAATCGCCATCGGTACCGCAAATCGCGACGATGCGCGCGCCGTCACGCTCCAGCGTCCAGAGGCATCTTTCGCGCCCCTCATCCAGTAGGCGATAGAGGTCCTGATACGGGAAGCCACAGGCGATGCCGAGCTCCGTCACGCGCGGCATGGGCTGCCCCAGTTCGGCCAGCCGCTTGATTTCCTGCCACAGCCTATCCAGGCGTGTGTTGGGGCGCGGCGCGTTCATGCGGCGGCGTCCCGCTGCAACCGCGCGCGCCAAGCCTTCAAGCCTTCCAGCACGCGGTTTGCCAGCGGCGCGGACAGGAAGTTCGGGCTATCCACCCCATCCGGGTGTTCTTCCGTGCGTGTTTGCCGGCGCACAAAGGCGCGCAGCGCCGCTTCATCGCCCCGCCCCTGCAACTTACAGATATCGGCCCACACGGCATGGATCATGCGGATTTGCGGTTGCGCGCTGCGCTTGGCGGCAGGCTTCGCGCGCCAGCCCAGGCGGGCGAATTCCCGCAGTACCGCGTCAAGCTGGTCCACCCGCATCTTGCCCGCGCTATCCAGGCCCGTGATGCGTTCCAGGATGGCGCGGTAGCTGTCTTCAGCCAGCGCCAATTGCTTCTTCGCCAGATGAATTTTGGCGATCATGCGCGCGCGGTCCTGCTTCATAGCCCAAGCTCCCGCTGGCGCGCGCGCACCCGCTTCACGTGATTGTCGAAGTCCTTTTCCGCATTCTTGGCCTGCATCAGGTGCAGATGCTGACGGTCTGCGAAGTAGCGCTGCTGCGCGGTGCGCATTTCAAGCGCCAGCATCGCCAATTCGCGCATGTCTTGGGCATCCGCCTGCGCCACCATTTCCTGCCATTCGGGATCCACGGTTCGGGGCATCATGGCGCGGCCCCTTCGCTCTGCGGCTTGCGGCGACGGATATCAATTTCCAGCACCCGCACCTGCATCCATGCGCGGAGTTCTGCGGCAAGATAATTCCGCACCCAATCGCGATGAAACGCACTCGGCGCGATCAACACCGCACGCTGTCCTTTTTCCCAAACTGCGATTTCCAATTTCGCAATCCAGGCGATGAAATCCGCATCACTGATCCGCCCGCGCGTCACCGCGCGCAGCGGGTGCGCTTCATCCACCTGGCGCGGCGCGGCCTCAGGCGCCGGCGCCTGCACTGCCAGGTAATCCAGATACCGCCGCTGCCGCAGGAAGGTCGCGGCATGCACCACGAAGGCCGGTTCAATCTTCTGCGCGCGCACTTCGTCGGCATAGCGTGCTGCGGCGCGCCATAGATCGTCGGGCGTCGCACCGTCGCGCACCGCGCGGGCATAGGCCACTTCGGCCAGCGCGCGCGGGTTGGGCTGGCGCGGCGGATACGCCGCCCAGAAAATATCGAAGTCATCACGCAGATGCTTCGGCAGGCCATCCTTGGGGAAAAGGGCGCGCTGCATGGTCTAGCACCACAACTCACGCGGGCCGCGGCCATTGTAGCGGCGCGCCAGCCCATCCTGGATCAGGACCGAAGCCACATTCAGGCCGCGCGCATCAAACACTTCGGCCAGCACGCGGCCATAGCGGTCCCGCCCATGCGCCTGCACCGTGAACCCATCGGCCAGCAGCTGCGCCAGGCGCGCCCGCGCCCGTTCAGCCAGCGCCCTCTCTGCTTCGCAGCGGTGATGCACTTCCGGCGCATCCAGGCCCATGATCCGGATGGTCTGGCCGCGATGGACAATGGTGTCGCCATCGATCACGCGCCAGGTCTCCGCGGCGGCGGGTGCCGCCAGCGCCAGCAGCAGCGCGGCGGCGATTTTAAGGCGGCGGATCATGCGGCATTCTCATTCGCGGGCTTTACCCGCTGCGCTTCGGCCTGGGCGCAGATCATGATGGCAGCGTAGCCTGCCTGATCCAGGCGCTGCGCTTCGCGTTCCGCACGCGGGCGCGTGGCTGCCTGCACACCAGCATCGAAGGCGGCGGCGACAATGCGCTTCACCACCTGGTCAAGCGGTTGGGTATTGTTGCTCATGCTGCCATTTCCTTCTGGCCCACCGGTTCAATCACGAAAGCCTCACCCGCGCTCTTGATCGTGACGCCGGGAATTTTCGCTGCCTCTTCCGGCCGCGCCAGCATCGCCTCACGGTTGATTTCCAACTTGGTGCGCAGGAAGCCGATCGTGTTTTCCTTCAGGTATTCAAGTACGGCTTCCTGCCCCTTGATGTGTACCGAAGGCGGCGCCAGGCGCCACGCGATGGTGCCATTTCCAAGGCGCACGGTCTTGGTTTTGCCTCCATCCGTCAGCGCGTGGCGGTTCGCTTCCGCCCAAAGCTGCAACCCGCGAAACAGCCGGTCATGTTCTTCCGTCAGCTTCGCGCTGGCCTCTTCCATCTCAGCCGTCACGCGCGCGATGGCTTCCGCCAGCGCGGTTTTGTTCAACTGCGTCAGGCGCTGGATTTCGCCGATGCGCGCCAGATACCTTTCCGCTTCATCGCGATCCTTGGGTGGCGTCGCGGTTTCCGCGGCGCGCTTATTTTTGGGCATGGGGTGATTCCTTCAAAGGGGATTTAGGGATGCAATTCGCGGCGCTCATGCGAACACCGCCCGCACTTTTCTGATCCGCTCACGCAGCGGCGCATCCCAGGCTTCGCGCGCCCACACCGAATTGAAGGCGTGGCGCACTGTCGCATGGTCTTTGCCGAAGGCGCGGGCCACGCGCTGGATGGACATGCCAAGGCATTCCACGCACAGCGCCATCGCCACTTGCCGCGCCAGCACAACATCGCGGTCGCGCCGGCCAGAAGTGATGGTCAGCACCGGCACACCGAAGGCATCGCTCACGGCATGCAGCACATCATGAATGGAACCGGCAGGGGCGGGCCGTGCCAATTCGCGCGTGTTGCTCTCCAGCGCGCGCACCCGGCGGCTCAGCATCTCCACCTGGGTGCGCAGATCAGCCAAGGCGCCGGGCGTCATCAGGCGGCCTCAGCCATCAAGGGCGCGCCGGCAGAAAGCCGTTCCCACGCCATCCTGATATGCGGCTCAGCCACCGCTTCAGCGCCATCGGCACCGGCCAGCATATGGGCCATGCGCAGCACCTTGGTCAGGTTGCGCAGCGCGCCGGGCCGCTTCGCAATCGCCAGCAGCATCCCGCGTTCATCCTTGCCGCCGATATCCCAGGCGTCCAGCAGCTGATCGATATCGCCCTTCAGCGCGCGCGGGCGCGCCAGCCGCATGCCGACGCGCGAAAATAGCTGCGCGAATTGCGCCGCACGCGCGCCACCTTCAAGCCGCGCATGCACCGCTTCATTGCCCAGCAGCGCCATGCCAATATCGGCCAGGTCGTAGAACATGCGCAGTTGATCCAGCGTCTGGCTGGTCAGATGCTGCGCTTCATCCACCAGGATCAGGCCCTGGCTGCCTGTCATGCGCTTGGTCAGGCTGCGCGAAAGCTGCTGTGTGGAAAGCCCGCGGGATGGCACGCCAATCGCTTCCGCCAATTCTTCCAGCACCGCGCGCGGCGTGGACATGGTGGGCTCCGCGGTGATCAGCCACACATTGGTGTTGCGCTGCGCATAGGCGCGCGCGCTGCTGGTTTTGCCGACCCCCGGCGCACCCGTGATCACCACAAATTCCGGCATGTATTGCGCGTGTTCCAGCGTGGCCAGAATGGCGCCCGCTGTTGGCGTTTGCAGGAAGCCCGGCGCCTTTGGTGCCAGCGCGCGGGTGCGGTCCGCCGCTTCAAGCCCGGCCAGCCAATGCCGCGCCTGTTCCGCAATGGGGTTCTGCCGCCCGCGATAGGTATTGCCCATCCAGCTACTGAATGTGCCGTAGGGAATGCCGGTTTGCCGCGCGACATCTGTCATCGCAAGGCTGCGTTCCTGCATTTTCGTGCGGATGTGCTGGCGCAGCGCATCCATTTCGTCGGCGTCAACAATATGGTCAGTCATGTTCGTCTTTCGCTTGGGGATGAGCCGAGGATTACGCCTCGGGATCGTCATGGCTGATCACGCGCAGATGCGCGGGCGCCTGGCCCTGACGCATGCTGGCGCGCGCTGCCACGAATAGTCGTTCGGACCGCGCTTCCGATGTTTCTTCCTCCGTCTCTGTCTTGGGTTTCAGCGCCACCGCGCCACGGAAAAGTGGGCGCACAATCTGCGGGGCGGGTGGGTCTGGAATGTCGCGCTGGGCAGCGGCGATATCGCGCGCCAGCTGCTCTGCGCTGATGCGCGCTTCGGCATCGGCCAGCAGCTTCAGGCCACGGCGGCGCAGGCGCACGGCGGTCGCGGTGCGGCGCGCGGCGTCAGTGTCACCAAAGCCCTGATCAGCCCAGCATTCGGCGGTGCAGAAGTAATCGCCATTCGCCAGATAAACGTGAACCGGCGCATGCAGCTTGTCCGGGTCGAACCGCAGCGCGACATTCCGCCCGCGCAGCTCCACCAGCCGCGCATCATGATAACGATTGCCCAGCAGATGGATCGTGGCGTCACGCCTGACGCGCACTTCTTCCGCCGCCAAAAGGAAGATGCGCCGCTGCGCTTCCGTCGCGCGCGTGATGGGCGCTTCGGCGTAGCTTTCGGCAAAGGTGTCATCGAAGGACCGGCCACGGCAATTCAGCGCCGCGCGACCAGGCCGGGCATTATGTTCGGCAATCGCTGCTTCCAGCACGCCCATGAATTCGGCCAGCGGCACGGCCTTCTTCCCGTAGTCAAAAGGCTTGTCGGTGGGCTTATTGCCGGTCCATGCGCCGACAAAAGCCGGGTGCCGCGCCACATCGCGCGCCAGGTCACCAAAGGCGCGTTCGATGGGTTTTGATTGGCCGCTGAACGGCTTCGCCCAATGCACGGCCACGCCAAGCGATGCGAAGATGCCAAGCGGTTCTTCTTCCCGCACCTTGAAGCGAAAGCGCCGCTTCAACCCGCCGCTCATGGTCTTATTCGCGGCGGCCAGCGTGTTATCAATCGTCACCGCGCCGGGGATGCCGAATTTCTCCACCACATCACTGAAGGCAAGGCGGAAGGTGTCGCCCGTCTCCGCCTGCGCGACGCGATAGGTCAGCAATTTGCCGGAATATAGGTCTTGAAAGAACACGCCCATGGGGCGCGCCGTGGTGCCATCCGGCCACTTCACGAACACATCGAAGCGATGGCCATCCGCATTCAGCCATTCCATCGCGTGCAGCATGGAACGGTCGCGCCGCTGCGCGGGGAACATCCTGTTGGTCGCATCCGGCCCTTCGCGGTGCCACGCCACCACGGTGGCCGGCAGGGCATTGATCCGCCGCCGCAGCGTCTGCGCAGATGGCAAGCGCCAGCCCTTTTGCGCGGCAACCTGCTGCAAATCCCGCCAGCAGGCTTCGAATGTAGGGCGGTTCGGCAGCAGATAGCGGGCGCGCAGCCATTCCCAGGCATCATCCGCGCATTCGGCGCGCGGCCCGCTGCGCCCCGCATATTGCGGCACCAGCCGCGCCAGCCAATGCGCGCGATCCGTGCCTTCAACCAGCGCGGCCCAGGCATAAAGCGCAGCGCGGGAGACATCATGCGTCGCCGCCACTTCCATCATCGCCACGCTGCGCGATCTGCCCTGCGCCACCAGCGCCGCCACCGCATCCAGCGCGGCCACGCGCTGCGCCGCGCTTTTCTTGTGCTTGTCCGCCGCGCGTTCATAGGCCTGCCAGGCCGCGTCATCGCTCAATTGCCGCAGCGCGGCATCGCGCGCGGGCGCGGGGTTCTGCGCCGCTTCCTTGGCCAGCAGCTTCGCCTGCGTGAAGGAAGGCAGCACACCAATCCAGTATTCAATACCGCCACCTCGGCCCTGCCGGCGGCGCCACAACCGGCCTTCGGCAGCTTCATGGTTCCATTCTTCGCGGGCGGCTTGCAGCGCCAGCCCCTGGCGCGTGTTGGGAATGCCGGGCAGGTCAAGCGCGGCTAATTCGGCAAGGGTGAACCAGCGATCTGTTTGCGCCGCGTTCATCATCACGCACCTGCCCGCGCGCTGCGCATCAGGAATTCCCGGCGCCGGCGCAATTCATCTTCATGTTCACGGATGGCCGCCACTTCAATCAGCGGCAGGTGGCGGCGTTCAATCACTGCCCAACCCATGGGCTCCGCGATAAGTTCCAGCAGCCGGCGGTCGCGCGTGGCATGCAGCAGGCCCATCAGCCGCGGCACGCTGATCTTGTGGTCTTCGCGCGCCTGGCTGGCATAGGCATCCAGCATCGCGGGCGACACGCGCTCACCCAAAAACGTGGACATGCGGGCCGCGATGGTTTCGCGGTCCACATCCGCATCCGCCAGCGCCACCGCCACCGCGCGGGAAACGCGGGCGGCGAAGCTGGCGGCGCGCACCTGTTCTTCCTTGAAGCGCGTCACCGCCTCAGGCGCTTGCCAATCCAAAAGGTCAGGCTGTCCGGGGTGGCGAACCATGACCGAGCCTCAGGGCTTTATGCCAGCGGCCACGAAGGCCAGCGTGCCGAACCAGAAGATGCCCAGGATGCACCCGGCAAAGGCCGCGCCACCCAGCGCGGCGCGCAGCAGGCGGCGGGCTTGCATCACCGCTCACCCCCGATTTCGCCTTCAGCGACCAGGAAGTCGATGAAGCGGCGGCGCGCTGCCTGCCGGGCCTTCCGCCATGAATTGATCAGCCGTTCATATTCCTGCGAGGCTTCTGCGGCGGCGGCGCCCTTGGGGCGGGGGGTGAATTCCGCGATGGCGGCGGCAAGGTTGCGCGCGGGGCCTTCTTCGCGGGTCAGGGCCTCAGCCGCTTTGCGTTGCTTGGCATGGTCCAGCTTGGTCAGGCCATCCAGAACGCTGCCATTATCGGCCCATTTGGAATGGGCCAGGATGCCCTTCACATCATCGGCGATGGCATTGTTGCGGCGGATGGCGCGGTCCACCGAACGGGGGGAAAGCCCCAGCCTTTCGGCGGCATCTTCGGCGAAGGTTGGAATTAAAGACAAATTTGTCTTTAATTTCTTCTTTCCAGATACAGCAGTTTCTGGATTAAGCCTGATCCAGACCGCCTTACGCTCCGCCAGGAAGGTGGCGCGGTCAAGCTCCGTCAGGTCGCGGCGGCACAGGTTTTCGTCAATCTCGCGGAGCCGCGCCTGGTCTTCATCGGCTTGAATGATGCTGGCCGCGATTTGGTCCATTTCCGCCAGCAGGGCAGCGGCAAGGCGATGCGCGCCCGCGACCAGGACAAACTCGCCGGCCTCATTCCGGCGCACCTCAATTGGCGTCATCTGGCCATTGGCGCGGAAGCTTTCCGCGATTAGCGCGGCATGGTCCGGGTTGACCGTCCGCAGGCGGTCCTCGACGAGGATTTGATCCACCGGGATCATTTCGATGGGGTCAAGCATAGGCGCGTTGTTCACTGGCTCTCTCTTTTCTGACGTTGCGGGGCGGGTTGGCAGGCGCTAGGTCTTTGGGGCGCCTGATATGCAGCCCAGCCATGGGTCGCCCGTCAGGCGAGTATCGGCTGGGCCATATTTCGTGGGGCTCGCGGCCAAGGCGCGCGGCGATGGCGGCTTCCATCCGGGGCCAAGGGATCAGCAGCGCGCGCTTGGCGGCACCCTCAGAAAAGCCAGCAGCGCGGCTGAGGTCTGAAAGCGTCGTGCCGGTTTTCCGGATGGCCGCTTTGATGTCCTCTGGGTGCCAATCGCAGGAGGGTTTCATGTTTGGGTTAGCGCGCAAAAGTGATGCCCCTGGGTGGGTGGTTTTCCGATTTGGTAAAATCACATTGTCGGAATTTAGATAACTCGTCAAGCGGAAATTCGATAATTCAGCAGTTGCATGTTCGAATACCCGGCAAGCAATGCTGAAATTCTAATAACTAATTGATGGGAAAGGAGAATTTTCGAAGATGCAAGCGGATTCGGAAGGTGCAATTCCGGTTGCATGCTCGGAAGACGAACATGCAAGCGCTGAAAGGGTCGAAAGACTGCGGGATGCCATCAAAATGGTCGGCTCCGCGCGCGATGCCGCGCGGCTTTCAGGCCTGCCGTATGGGACGCTTCAGGGCTATATTCGGGGCGGCGAATTGAAGCTTTCCAACGCCGCTTCCTTGGCCCGCGCCACCGGCGTCCGGCTGGAATGGCTCGCCACCGGGGAAGGCCCGATGCAGGGCGAAACAGAAACTGCAGTCGCGCCCGCCACCCCGCCCGGCTACGTGCTTTTGCCCCTGGTGGAAGCCCGCGCAGCTGCAGGAAGCAATGGCGGCCTCCGCAGCGACCACCTTGTAGACTTCATCGCATTTTCCGAGAGTTTTTTGAAGCAGACCCTCCGCCGATCGCCGCAAAACCTGGCCCTGCTGACTGCCTCTGGCGACAGCATGGACCCCACAATTCGGGATGGCGATTTGCTGCTGGTGGATACCGCCGCGCGGGACATCCAAAGCAGCCGCGTCTATGTGCTTTCGGTGAATGGCGCCCTGCTGGTGAAGCGCATCCAGGTGCGGCTGGATGGCAGCCTGATCGTGAAAAGCGACAACCCGGTCTATGAACCCGAAGCCGTCCGGGCAGAGGATGCCGCCACGCTCCGCATCCTCGGCCAGGTCGTCTGGCACGCCGGCCCGGTACGCTCTTAAGAACCGCTTGAGAGGGTAAGAAGGATGATGCTCTTTGTCTGGAACCGAATGGAAAAACCGCCGCGAACCCAATTTTTGTCCAGAACCTGGGCGAAACCCAATTTTTGCCGCTTATCCGGAGAAAACCCAATTTTTCTCGCGTCTTATCCCAATCCATCCCCGATCATCCCGGTTCGTCCCGGATGTCTAGAATGATGTGTCAAGGAACACCCATGGCATCCCTCAATGGTACTTTTGATGCGACCGAGGTCGCCCCCGCCGTTCCGCTCGAGGTGCTGCCGCCCGGCAAATACCTCGCGCACCTTATCGAGAGTGAAATGGCACCGACCAAGGCGGGCGACGGGCAGTTGCTGAAGCTGGTCTTCGAGATCTTGGAAGGGCCCTCCGCGCGTCGGAAGATCTTCGATCAGCTGAACCTGGTGAACCGCAACGAGCAGACGGTGGAGATCGCGCAGCGCACCTTGTCGGCCATCTGCCACGCGGTGGGCCAGATGCATGTCGGCGATAGCGAGCAGCTGCACTTCAAACCGCTGTTCGTGACGCTGAAGGTCGAGCCTGCCGGTACCGACAAATACGGCGTGCACCGCGAGGCGCGGAACAAGGTGTCTGGCTATTCCGCCGCCAAAGCAGGGAGCACCAGTGTTGCGCCGAGCCAAGCAGCGCCAACGCCCCGCCCTGCGACAACGCCCCCGCCTGCTGCGCGCCCGGGCACAGGCGGCACGCCCCCCTGGCGGCGCGCCTGATCGGGAGGGTTGCCATGGTAAGCCTGCCAATCCCGCCAACGCCCACCGTATCGGCCATCTACACCGCCTATGA